GCGCGGCTACGTCGTGAATGCGCCGACAGTGCGCGCGCATCGAAACTCACCGGGCTCGAGCACGGTGTGCCCCGGTGATCGCACGATGCGGCGATGGTCCGAGATCGTCGCAGCATGCACCGCGGGCTCGACGCCCGGACCAACCCCGCCACCATCAGGAGGTGACGATGTGCCGAAGGATAAGGACGTAGTGGATCAGCTGGTCACGAGCGAGGGATCGTGGCAGCTGCAGTACGACGGAGGTGTGACGACGAAGCGCGGCCCGTTTTATGGCAGCTACTTCAGCTTGCCTGCGAGTGCGCGCAATGATCCGGCGCGACGCTTTCGTGTCATCTGCGCGCCGACCGATGGCAGCGCGCGCGGCTACGACCTCGTATCGACGAAGGGCGAGGTGTACGGCATGAGGACGAAGGCATGACGCATGTGCAGGCAACCATCGTCGATTGGGAGCTAGGCATCGTCGCAGGCATCGCGCTCGTGCGCTTCGTGCTCGGCATCATGCGGCGGTCGCAGTGACATGAGTGCGCAGCGCGATCGCGTCGTGCTCGTGCTTGCGATCGGTCTGTCGCTCGCTGTGCTATTCGTCACGGCGGGCGTGCTGTATGACGCGATCTTCTCCGAAGGTCCCGGCCTCTCCGACAATGCGACGCAGCTACTCACGACGGCCTTCGGTGGCATGATCGGCGTGCTCGGCAGCTACATCGGTTTCCGTGCTGCGAACGGCGCAAGCGAGAGCAGCGGGCAGCAGTCCGGCACTGATCCGAATCCTGCCGGACCGCCGCCCGCGCTGCCGACCGTAGATGAGTCGAGCAGCTGATCGGCGCGATATGTCACCTCGCCGACACCTGATCTGCTGCGGAAACGTGCCCTGATCTGCGGCGATACCGTTATCGCACATCATCTGCGACATCATCGACTACGGAGCGATAGGCTCCTGATCTGCGGTTATGCGACTCGATAGGAGTCGATAGGGGCGGTAATACCGTCACCTAACCGCAGATACGTCACCTGCATGTCACCTGCTGGCACGCACTGATCCGAAGGGAAATGCAATGCAACGGAGCTACGACTACGACGGCGCATGCGAGCGCGCGACGACCGATCAAGGGCTCGATCCGGTGGTCGCTCGCATGAAGGCCGATCACATGCCGATCGCTGTCGATCAGACAGGCGGCTTCACGATGGTCGCACGCGTGCAAGTGCACGAAGGTCGCGGCGCACCATGGATCGGCATCACTGAAGAGGACAGCGGCGATGGCATCGATGCGCCGCGCTATCTCGTGTGCATGTATGCGAACGAGGACGACTACGAGGGCACCATCATCACCTGCGAAGCAGACATCGATGAGCTTGCCGTGCTCGTCGCCGATTTCGTCGAGCGCGAGCGCAAGGTGTCGGCATCGATGATGTCGGAAATGGTGTTCGGCAGCATGACTGATGTGCAGCTGCTGCGCACTGCTTCACGCATGCTCATCGCGCGTGCGAGCTACACCGACGAGGAAGTGTCAGCTGTGGTCGCCGAGATTCATCGGCGCGGACTCGACTCGGAGGTGTGATGATGAGCATCGAGCAGATGCCGAACGGTCGCTACAAGGTGCTCGTGGATCGACCGACTGCGAGCGGCAAGCGCAAGCGCATCAGTCGCACCGTGGACACGAAGCGCGAAGCTGAAGTGCTCGAGGATCAGCTGCGCGCGCGGCCATCGCATGCCGATGGTCGCACTGTCATCGATGCAGTCGATCGCTATCTCGTGCGACATGCGACACGCTTCGAGCCCGCGACGCAGATCGGCTATGAGCGTCGAGCGAATCTGTACGTGCGAAAGACCTGGATCGGCGATGTGCGACTCGATCGCCTGTCGGTCGAGGACCTTGAGCGTTTCTACTCGCAGATGCTCACTGGCGATCATCTGCCGAAGGCAAGGCCGCTGTCGCATGCGAGCGTGAATAGCGTGCGCATCCTGCTGTCGGCTGCGCTGAATGAGGTCGCACGACCTTCGGTCGGATGGGTGCATGTCGAGCAATTCGACGGCGCGCGCATTCCTGCGAAGGTGAAGGCCTCGCGCGGCAAGCGGCGGCATGCGCTCGCTGATGTCGCAGCGATCTGCGATGCAGGCGGCATCGAGGTCGAGGAGTCGGCGCAGCTGGCGATCTCGACATCAGCACGCATCGGCGAGCTTGCCGCTGTGCGCTGGTCCGATGTCGATCTGCTGACAGGCCTGGTCAGCATCGATGCGAGCGTGACACCGAACACTGCGAAAGAGAAAGCGCGCACGGGTCAGCGATGGCTGCGCAAGCTGCGGAAAAACGACGAGCCGCTGGTGGTCCGTGTCGATGATGCATGCATCGCGATGCTGACGAACCGCTACGCACGGCACCTCGAGCAGGCGGCGGTGTGCGGCTTCGATGCCGATGATGATCTCGGCGATGTCGCAGTGCTGTCGATGCTGCTTGAGCGTGACTACACATCGCCGGAGAACATTCGGCAGCGGTGGGTCGCAGCGAAAAAGAAAGCGAAGGTGTCGATGCGCTTCCACGATCTGCGGCATGTGTCGGCGACGGCGATGCTCGCAGGCGGGGTGTCCGTGGTGAACACGCAAGCGCGCACGGGTCATGCTGATCCGACCACACTGCTGCGTGTCTACGGTCACGCCGTCGCTGCTGCCGACGAGATCGCACGCGCTGCGACTGCATCGACATGGCAGCAGGTGCAGCAGCAGCGCAAGCCGAAGCGCAAGGATGCCGCCGCATGATCTGACCTGCGCTGATTGCGCGCACGGCAGTCGCACTGTCTGACGCGCATCAGCACATCAGGACATCATCGACCGCCATCGTCGCAGATCGGACAGCATCGATCTCGGCGGTGGCGGTTTTCTTTTCGCGACCTATTGCCCGATTCGCGCGCCATCGATATGTTCGGCGATGAAGGGACCGCTGGACACTTCAGCAGCGGAAGGGGGGCGCACCGGTGGTCGATCGGAGCCCGTATCTCACTGTGCAAGAGGTTGCCGCACACCTTCGCGTCAGCGTGAAAACGGTGTACGGCATGTGCGCGCGCGGCCAGCTGGATTGGCTGCGAGCAGGATCGCGCAAGGGCGTGAGGATCACGCGGAAGAGCGTCGATGCACTGCTGCATCCGGCGACCTTCGATCCCGACGACAACGACATCGCCGCCACGGGTTAGGCGCGCGACATGGCGACCTGGCGCAGAATCCGCGCCGGGTCCGGTCACCGTTACATCGACGATGCAGGAGAGCCCGTCGATGGCGTGACACGGATCATCGGCGATGGCATACCAAAGCGCGCACTGATCGACGCAGCTGCGCGCGAGACAGCGAGCTTCACGCTCGATCATTGGGACGAGCTAGCGGAGAAAGGGCCTGCTGACCGGCTGCGCGCGATGGAGCGCGGCCGATTCGAGCGATGGAATCGCAGCACCGTGCGCGGCACGCAGGTGCATGCATTCGCTGCGCAGCTGGCAGCAGGTGCCGAGGTCGAAGTGCCGGACGAGATCATCGGCCATGTCGATGCGTATCTCGCATTCATCGAGCAGTGGCGTGTGGCCGAGGTCGCGGTCGAGTGCATGATCGTCAATCGGCAGTGGCGATATGCGGGCACGATCGATCTGCTCGCGACGCTCGGCGATGCGCAGCTGTGGCTGCTCGACTGGAAAACCGGAGCGAGCGGCATCTGGCCGGAGACTGCGCTGCAGCTGTCGGCATACGCACGCGCCGACTCAATCATCATCGATGATGTCGAGCGCGACATGCCGAAGATCGATCGTGCTGCAGCAGTGTGGCTCAAGAGCGACGGATACGAGGTCATCCCGGTGGACATCGGCGATCTGACCTTCCGCACTTTTCTGTATGCGCAGCAGGTCGCTCGATTCTGCGCGCAGCCCCGTGAGGCGACCGTGCTCGATGCGCTCGCTGCTCCGATGTTCGATGAGGAGGCCGCATCGTGAGCGAGCGCGTGCAGATCACATCATGGGAGACAGCTTTCGCTCTCGCTGTCGCACGCGCTCGACATGGGTATGCGATCCGCGACGAGCGGTGCAACCGCTACGGCCCGTCGCTGACAGCGCATGTCACCGGAGCGATCGGTGAGCTAGTCATCGCGAAAAATCTCGGCGTGTATTGGTGCCCGCGCTGTAGCTCACTCGATCACGACATCGGCGATGTCGCCGGATATCAGGTGCGCGCCACCGCGCGCATGCCCGGCGAGCTTCGCATCCGCGACAACGATCGCGGCGATGATGTTTTCGTGCTCGTCGCGGGCGAGCCGCCCGTGCTCACGATCGCCGGATGGATGACAGCGAATGAAGCGCGCGAGATCGGCGAGCGAAAACGCTGGAATGACGGACCGCTCGCGACGTACGTCGCCGCCGCAGTGCTGCACGCATGGCATGAGCGGCCCTATCTCGAGATCGGAGTCGCATCGTGACGCTCGTCCGTGCTGTCGATCC